TTTATAAAAATAATACAATAGCTAAAATAAAAAAAATTTATTACTAAATAATGGTGATATACTTAGATTATAGAATACCTGTGGATAACTTTATAAATTTATTTTCCACCACCCGCACAAATATTGAGGGGAATATATGCGAATATATGAAAGTTAGACAAGGCTAAACCTTTTATACTATGCTAACATCTTAGCTATAAACTTAGCCAAGGCTAAACTTTTTATACATGGGTGAATATGTTAGAATAGGTTAATCGTATAGGGGGGGATATGTTTTTGAAAGTCTATAAGTTATTTGTTAAGGGTCTACCCCTTTTCTTTTAAATAATGAAAGTAATATTTTATTATTCTATACATAGTATGGGTAATATTTTATTACACTATATGTAGTGGCACTAAATGTAGTATGTTGCAGAAATGCAACACTATATATAGGGGTACGCATGTGCCATGGGGGGGTGTGTGTGTATATATATACGTACACAAGCTAAAATATCAGGATAAGTATTGAAAGTACATCTTCCACATATAGTACATCTTCTACAATATGCAATATATGGATTCTATATGTAAGGGTGGGCTACGCCTACACTATATATTGTACCAGTCCACAGCGTTTTGTCAAGCATAAAATATATTTTACTCTATTATTGTTGTTTCAACTGCAAAAAAAATTAAAAAAATGTTAGAAAGTACTTGACAAAGTGCTGTAGGCCGGTATAATAGAAGGTATAGGCTGTAAAAATCAATAAGCCACACTTACAGACATACATAAACAGGGCATTACGATGAATAGCCTATGAAAATCAATGAAATCAAAGTCAACAGTAAACAAAGCAGGGAACTATACAAAGCCTACCATGCGTAAGGCTATTTTTAATCGTATCAAAGCAGGGTCAAAAGGTGGAAGACCGGGCCAGTGGAGTGCGAGGAAGGCACAATTGTTAGCATCCTCTTATAAAAAAGCGGGTGGAGGATATAAATAATGGCAATCAGTACAAAAACAGGGTCAAAAACAAAAGCAGGATTTAAAAAAGGTGTATCTTTTGAAAAAAAGTTTATGATAAATAACCTAGGTTCTAAACTTAAAAACATAGATGGGATGAATCCGGGATTAGCACAGCATTTAATGAATAGTGCAAAAAAATATTACAAAAAACAAGAAATAGGAAAGCCTAAAGGTAGCCCTACAATAAAAAAAGATAACTCTAAAGCAGGGTTAAGTAAAAAAAGCAAAAAGAAAGATTCCTAAAAAGCCTTTATACAAAGTATACAAGACAAATTATGAAACAGGAGAGTTCTATATAGGTGTTACTTCCAAGTCAGGGGTACACTTTGATAACTATTTTGGTTCTAATACTACTGATTTAAAGATTATTGATAAAGATGTTTTGTTTATCAGCCACAATAAATCTGATGCAAAGCTTATGGAGTTAATATATCAGCTTCAAAACTTTTATGAAAAGAAATGTTTGAATAAAATGCTGAATATTAGACTGAGAAGAGATTTTATAAAAAAAATTCCTAAATTTAAGATAAAAATAAATGGCATATCTAAATCATAACCTACCACCTTTTAGTGCCTACATTAGAAACGAATATTTATTCGACCACGAAAAGGGTCATGGTGAATATACGTTTGCTGATGTACATACAGTAAACAGTTTAGAAAGAAGAGCATTATTATTTGAATGTTTACTACCAAATGGAGTGAACTGGACACGAAGACCTATCCATGCTTTCTGTTGGAAGAAAGATGCACCCAAACATAATTTAAATATACATCAATATTGGGATTGTTTCTCACCTTATGTGGATGTACAGAGAAGAAATAGACTAGCAAACTGCAGAGCAGAACTTGTAGACTACAAAGGTACAAAAAGAAAAGGCACTTACATGTTTACTATAGATTGGGCATGGGAAAATAAAGCAGGTATGTTAGATACAAACTTTAGTGAAGACCCTGAACACAAATGTGCTCACATGTTTAGAATGGATGATGGTAATTTTTTTGCATATCCTAACAATAGAACTATCTGGTATGACGATGCTTTCATGGAAGAAAGATTAACAAAAAATCCAGGATATAAGATAGACCAAAATTTTTATACAGTAGAAAATACTAGAGAAGAAGATACGACAACTGATGATTCATACATGACTCAGTTTGAACGTCCTGAGTGAAATTATTTTTTGACCACATCACAGGTAAACTAACTAACTACGATTTAATTTACTCACTACCCCTAGCAGAGTTTGAAGATAGTGAATATGATTATGCTTTTGAAAATGGATGGATTCCTTTATCATGGTATTACACAGAATTAAAAAACTTAACTTGGATAAATGCTAGGAACACAAGATTAGTTTTAGATAAAATAAAGTTTAGTAAAAAACAAAAGTATGTTCTTCGTAAAAAAAATATTAAAGTTAAAGTATTAAATAGTTTTGATTATGATTTACTCTCAACAATATATAAAAAATATGTTAAGTATAGAAATTTTTATGAAGAAGGTTTTGAAAGTGATAGTGAAGTATTTGAAAAGAAAGATTATATAGATTGGAAATATTTTATTTACTACCATGAAGATACACCTGTTGCTTTTACAGAGTTTAAAGTTTTTGATAACAAGCATGTACTATCAGGACAGTTTGCATGGGATTACGAAAATCCAAAATTAGGATTAGGTACATATGCAACACTATATGAAATTGATTGGTCTATTAAGAACAAATGTAAAAATTATTATTTGTCTTATGGATATGAAACAACCAGTAAATATAAATCTAAATATGATGGGTTTGAATTTTGGAATGGTAGAGAATGGATAAACAATAAAACTATGTATAATAAATTATGTGATAATGATTCTAATATAGAATCTATAAAAGATTTAAATAAGTACCAAAGAGAATACTTTAAAATAAATGGCTAAAAGACCAGTAGAAAAATCAGGGATTATTAGTATTCCTAAAAGAACAAGTATAGGGAATGGCAAAACTAAAATGTCATCTATGAATAAACATAAACGAAGAAGCTATAAGAAATATAGAGGGCAGGGCAAATAGTGTCAGACAAAAAATATTCTAATAATATAAAAGTATATAATGAATTTAAAAAAATATCAGATGCGAGTAATCAAAAAAAACAAGCAATCAAATCTGGTAAGAAAGCAGCCACTGCTGCTGCAGGAAGTGTAGTATTAAATACACCTGTTGCAAAAAATGTTAAAGCCAAAATAGAAAATGCTATTGGTAAAATACCTTTTAGTGATAAAATGCTAGTGGGTACAAATAAAGTAGGATTAAAGATTGGTGGTAAAACATATAAAAGTTCTTTTACAGTAAACAACAAAGGACAAGCTAGTTTAAATTTATCAAAGTCATTTACAAAAGATTTACAAACACAATTATCTGCGGATAAAGATAAAGTTAAAGTAGGATTAAAATTAAATTTTTAGGAGTATACAATGAAACCAAAAGCAAAAGCAAATGTAAGAAAGGTAGCTGCAGGATTAGGTAAAGCCGTTAAGGCCCACACTGCACAAAGAAAACTTTTAAAGGCAGCACTTAAGAATGGCGGACCCAAAAAAAGGAACGGGTAAAAAACCCAAAGGTTCCGGTAGAAGGTTATATACGGATGAGAATCCTAGAGATACAGTGGGAATCAAATATGCTACGACTGCGGATGCAAAGAATACTGTTCGTAAAGTTCGCAAGATTAATAAGCCGTATGCTAGGAAAGTTCAAATTCTTACTGTCATGGAACAACGTAGCAAGTTTGGTGGCAAACCGCAACAAGCAGCAATAGCAAAAAGAGCAAAATTACAATTAAAGAAAAAACATGGCACTAGCAAAATCTCAAAGAAGTCTTAAATCGTGGACAAAACAAAAATGGCGAACCAAGTCTGGGAAGCCGTCTTCCAAGACAGGAGAAAGATATCTACCAGAGAAAGCCATCAAGAGCCTGACATCTGCAGAATATGCGGCAACGACAAAAGCAAAGCGAGAAGGAACAAGAAAGGGCAAACAGTTTGTGAAGCAACCGAAAGGCATTGCAAAAAAAACTAGAGCATACAGGAGGGTATCATAATGATTGATAAAGTATGGACTAAATGGAACAATCTTAATAAGAAAGCTAAGATTGGTATTGTTATTGTAGCAGTAGCTGCAATATACTGGATAGCAAGATGAACCAAAAAGATAAAAAATTTAATGGTATGTCCGATAATAAAAATAATCGGACTGCCACACTAAACCTTAACACAGAAAAAGCCGACCTAGATAAAGATGGTAAGATATCATCTTATGAAAAGACTAGAGGTATGGCTATTCAAAAGGCAATGAAAAAAGCATAATGGCATACGGAAGTAAAACAAAGAAACCAAAAGATAAAACAGTAATAATGATTGCTGTAGGGAAACTAAAGGCTAAAAAAAATGGCACTAAGCGAAACGGAAAAAAGAAAAAACTTTCTTAAAAAACATGGACTTAAAAGATTTAATACTGCAGTCAGGACCACTGAAGGTGGTAAGAAAGGTAAGGTCGGTATACTCGAAGGTGGGAAGCCCCGACTTATTCGCTTCGGTGACTCTTCTATGGGTCACAACTATTCCCCAGAAGCTAGGAAATCTTTCAAAGCAAGGCATGGAAAAAATATTGCAAAAGGCCCAACAAGTGCTGCATACTGGGCAAACAAAGTTTTATGGGCGGGTAAGTCAGGCTCGAAGAAGTCTCCTCCTAAAAGCCAAAAGATTGTTAAAGGAACCAGAAGTTAAACTATCTGGTAATGTTTTTAAAGCAAACGTAGGCGAAGAAACAGTAACACAAATAAAGTTTAAAGAAAATTAAAAAGTTTGACGATGCCTTCGGGGTCGTTGATATCTAGCTTAAAGCAAGGAGGTATACATGACTTTTATACTAGATAAATACATGCCCTACACAGTAGGGTTTGATAGATTCTTTGATACATTAGATATAATTAGTAATGATGATGTCAAAGGATTTCCACACTATAACATTAAAAAAGTAAATAATAGTGAATGGAAAATAGATTTTGCATTAGCAGGGTTTTCTAAAAAAGATATTAACATTGATGTTAAAGAAAATAAAATGACTGTTAGTGGTGAAATAGAATCAAACAATGAAGATTATCTGTACAAAGGTATTTCTACTAAAAAGTTTTCAAAGACTTTTTCACTAGCAGAATATACAGAACCAACAGATGCAACTATGGAAAATGGTATTTTGACAATTACTTTAAAACAAGAATTGCCAGAAGAAAAAAAACCAAAGACAATAAAAATAAAATAGTGCCAACATATTCTTATAGAAATAAGAAGACTGGAAAAGTCTGGGATGAGTATCTATCCTTTGATGATAGGACAAAGCCACTACGAAATAAAAATGTAGAGATGGTGATAACTGCACCCAGACTTGCCTTTATAGAACGTGGTGAACATAAACAAAGAGACCAAATGATTCATACAGCTAGACAGGGAATGAGAGAAAGACAGGCAGAAGAAAAAGCAGGTATTAGAAAAACTCCCGAATGGTTAAAAGAAAAAACAGAAAAACATTTACAAAAGGTCCGCAATGTTAGTTCCTGAAAATAAAAAAGAATTAGCTTTAACCGAAAAGCAAGAAACATTTTTAACTGCTTTGTTTGGTGATGCAAAAGGTAATCCTAGAGTAGCCGGAGATATAGCAGGTTATGCAGATTATTTACAACCACTAAGAGCATTAAAAGAAGAAATAATTACAAGAGCAGAAGAACAACTAGCCGCTTTTGCACCTAGAGCAAGTATGGGAATGATAAATGCTTTAGACGAAGATGGAAGCTTACCCGGTGCTAATATTAGAATGGAAGCAGCTAAACAAATATTAGATAGAGTAGGATTATCTAAAAAAGAAAAATTAGATATTACTGCTAAAGTACAACACGGAGTTTTTATATTACCACCTAAAGACAATGAGTGAAGAAAAAATTAAAATAGCTAGAAGAAAAAATGCTAGAGTAATTCCTTATGGTTATGAAGTATCAGAAGAAGACCCTGACTTTTTAATACAAAACGAAGAGCATATGGAGTTAATTAAAAAAGCAAAAAAGTTTATAGAAAATAATTGTTCATACAGAGAAACTGCAGAATGGTTATCCCACAATACAGGTAGAAAGCTGACAGGTATGGGGTTAAGAGAAGTGCTAAAAAGGGTAATACATAAAGGTTGGTAAGCGAACCTAAACCAAAAAAATCTGGTAGAAGAAGAGTAAAAGATTTAAATACTCCTTTAACTATTAAAGAAAAAAAAGCTCGTAAGTCTGCTCAAGATTTATTGCGTGAAAAAAAACAAGATTTAGAAAAAGCACAAGCTAATTATTGGTCTACAAAAAGTAAACTAAAAAAATTAGATAACGTATTAGAAGGTAAAGAACAAGTCATTGAAAAAAATGATATTGAAGAAACAACTCCTAATATTAGAGAAGCTATTAAAGATAGAGATATTATCTTTGAACCTAATGAAGGGCCACAAACACAGTTTCTAGCAGCATCAGAAAGAGAAGTATTTTATGGTGGAGCAAGAGGTGGTGGTAAATCATACGCAATGTTGGTTGACCCTTTACGTTATTGTCACAAACAAAAACACAGAGCATTGTTAATTAGACGTACAATGCCTGAACTTAGAGATTTAATTAATCATTCACAACAATTATATTCAAAAGCTTATCCCGGTGCTAAATGGAGAGAGCAAGAAAAAGAATGGAAGTTTCCTTCAGGTGCTAGAATAGAATTTGGATATGCGGAAAACTTAACTGATGCTCTACGCTACCAAGGACAATCATATACTTGGATAGGCATAGACGAATTACCGCAATACCCTACCGAAGATATTTATAATTTTCTTCGGTCCTCTTTACGAAGTGTAGACCCAGAGATTCCTGTCTATATGAGAGCAACAGGTAATCCGGGAAACGTAGGTTCAATGTGGGTTAAGAATATGTTTGTTGACCCTGCAGTGCCTAATACAAAGTTTGATATAGATATTAAAACTCCTAATGGTGTTAAACAAATATCTAGAAGATTTATTCCTGCTAAACTAGAAGATAATCCTTATCTAATGCAGACTGATGATTATTATGCTATGTTAGCTTCGTTACCAGAAGTACAAAGAAAACAATTCTTAGAAGGTAATTGGGAAGCATTTGAAGATTCTTCTTTTCCAGAGTTTACTAAAGACATACACGTTATTAAACCTTTTGATATTCCTAGAAACTGGATGAGATTTAGAGCATGTGACTGGGGATATAGTTCACCTGCTTGTTGTTTATGGATAGCTGTTGACTTTGATAATAATTTATTTGTTTATAGAGAATTATATACAAAAAAAATTACTGCAGATTTATTTGCTAGAAAAGTTTTAGAAGCAGAACAAGGTGAGTATATTAGATATGGTGTACTGGATAGTTCTACTTGGGCAAGACGAGGTGATATAGGACCGAGTATTGCAGAAACTATGATACTAGAAGGTTGTCGTTGGAGACCCTCTGATAGAAGTCCTCGAAGTAGAGTAGCCGGTAAATTAGAAATACATAAAAGATTAAGACCTGAAGAAGAAACAGGTTATCCTTCTTTGTTTATTTTAGACAACTGTGTTAATTTAATTAGAACATTACCTATGTTACCAGTTGATAAAAATAATCCAGAGGATGTAGACACACATGCAGAAGACCATGCTTATGATGCACTAAGATATGGTTGTATGAGTAGACCAATACATCCTATTAAACAAGACTTTATAGATAAAGTAAATGAACCTAAACGTGCAGCACCGGCAGATAGTGTATTTGGATATTAATGAAAGATATTAAAATAGGATATAGAAATTATAAAATAAAAAATTTAGATTCTATCGTATCAAAGTGTAATGAAATAAATGGACAATTTCTTGCATCCGATGGAATGATAGCTTTATCATCAACTGAAGATGATATATCTCATACTAATACTTTAATACATGAAATACTTCATGCTATAGTATATCAGTGGGGAATAGAATTAGATGATAAAGAAGAAGAAAAAATTTGCAATACTTTTGCGAATGGACTAACTACTGTATGTGTAGATAACCCTTGGTTGTTACCCTACATACAGAAACAACTAAAAGGAGACAAATAAAATGGCAATAATGAAACAGTACAAACAAGGAGAACTTCCTGAAAACATGTACGGAAACGAAGCTTCAAAACAAGGCGATGCAAAAGGACCTTCTACATTAGTAGTTAAAGGTGCTGCAGCATTACCTGCTGATGCATATGCAGAAGGTAACGTAGCTTATCCAAAAGAAAAGAAAAACATGGTTGATGGTAAAGTTTTTTCACTAGCAGACGAAAGAGACTATTAAGGAATATAAATGCCACATAGTAATATAGGCAGTAGTGGCTTATCTGAAACTGATGAAGTAAAATCATTAGATGATGCTAAAGATGATTCTTATAGTAATTTAGGTTCTATAATTGAATCTAGATTACAAGAAGCAGAACAGGCACGTCTGTATGATGAAAAAAGATGGTTAAGGTCTTACAGAAACTATAGAGGAATCTATGGTTCTGATATGGCTTTTCGTGATTCAGAAAAGTCTAAAGTATTTGTTAAGGTAACAAAGACTAAAGTATTAGCTTCTTATGGACAACTTATCGAAGTGTTATTTTCACAAGGTAAGTTTCCTATTGGAATACAACCTACTCAGGACCCTTTAGGTGTAGCTAAATACGCACATATAAAACCTGATAATTTAAAACAACAAAATGATAGAATGGAAGACATTTATGGTTTTGAAGGTGATGGTAGAGAAATATCTCCGGGTGCTACTGCAGATGAAATACTTAATGGCTTAAAAAGTAAATACGAAAAAGCAGGATTTGAAGAAGGTGCTGCACCTGATTTAAAATCAATGCCTCAGATAGAACCTGCAAATGAGGCAGCTAAAAACATGGAGACTTTAATCCATGACCAGTTAGAAGAATCTCATGCAATATCTGTAATGAGACATGTTTTATTTGAAATGTGTTTATTAGGTACAGGTATTCTTAAAGGTCCTTTTAACTATGAACAAGCAGAACATAAATGGGAACTAAACGAAGAAGGTGAAAGAGAATATAAACCTATCAATAAATTAGTTCCAAGAGTAGAAGCAGTTAGTTGTTGGGATTTTTATCCTGACCCAGATGCTGTTACTATTGATGATGCAGACTATGTTATACAAAGACATGTATATAATAGAACACAACTAAGAGATTTAGCTAATAGACCTTTTTTTAGAAAAAGTGCAATTAAAGATTGTTTAGCTGTAGGTTCTAATTATGAAACAAGAAGTTATGAAACAGCATTATTTGATAGAGAAAATCAAGAAGAGTTTAGTAAGAATAGATATGAAATTCTAGAGTACTGGGGTACAATGGATAAAGACTTTGTAGAAGAAGCCGGTATTGATATCCCTACAGATTTAAAAACAGAATTAGATGAAGTGCAAATCAATGCATGGATATGTAATGGACATATACTAAGATTAGTATTAAATCCTTTTACTCCTGCAAGAATACCTTTTATGATTGCACCTTATGAAATTAATCCATATCAATTTTTTGGAGTAGGTATTCCAGAAAATATGGATGATGCACAAACAATTATGAATGGTCATGCAAGAATGGCTATTGATAATTTAGCACTAGCAGGAAATTTAGTATTTGACGTAGATGAAACTATGTTAGTACCCGGTCAAGACATGTCAGTTTATCCGGGAAAAATTTTTAGAAGACAAAGTGGACAAACAGGACAAGCTATACATGGTTTAAGATTCCCAAACACTGCACCAGAAAATATGCAAATGTTTGATAGGTTTAGACAACTAGCAGATGAATCTACAGGTATACCATCTTATTCACATGGACAAACAGGTGTACAGTCTACAACAAGAACAGCATCAGGTATGTCTATGTTAATGGGTGCTGCTGCTTTAAATATTAAAACAGTAATTAAAAACATAGATGATTATTTATTAAAGCCATTAGGTGAATCTTTTTATCAATGGAATATGCAGTTCAATAAAGATATTCCAGAAATACAAGGTGACTTAGGAGTTAAAGCAAGAGGTACATCTTCTTTAATGATGAAAGAAGTAAGGTCACAAAGATTGATGACATTTATGCAAGTAGCATCAAATCAATTCTTAGCACCTTTTGTAAAATGGCATAGTATTATTAAAGAGATTGCAAAGTCGTTAGATGTAGACCCTGACCAAGTTGTTAATGACCCAGAACAAGCAGCAATATTTATGAAACTTATGGGAGAAGTAAATGGAAATCAACAAACTCAAGGCCCTAACCCACAACAAGGTGGCATGGGACCTACTAACGGAGTACCTGCAGGAGCAAATATTTCAGACACACAAGGGTCTGGAGGTGGCAACATCGGAGTCGGAACTCCACAAGTTGCAGGGGAAGGCGGCTTTACTGCACCAGATAATGAACCTCAAGGAACAGCTTAAGTAAATGACAGCACTATCTGACCTACAAAAAAAATTAGAAAAAGAATCACAAGGAATTATGTTTCCTTTTAGTGCTAAAACACCTACAGTAGATACAACACAACAAGTATATAATTCTGCCACTGATGGTATTATGAATATGCAAGGTAAAAAATATGTAGGACCAGATTCAGTTATACAGTATGGTTCAGAAGAAGAAGGTTTTGCAAGACAATTAAAACAAATAGAAGCACCAATGCTTCCACAGTTTGATGCAACACAATTTCCAAAAGCAGGTGAAGGTATCGTAGAAACACCTGTTACAGTAACACCCCCTACTACAGAACCTGTACAACCAATACAACCAGACCAACCTGCATTTGACCCCTGTCCTGTTGGATTTAAATTTGACCCACAACTACAAAGATGTGTTCCAGTAGAAAGACAAAGAAGTGATAGACAAACAGGTCCAACTAATCCGCCAAGAAACATAGGACCTACAGCAAATGCCGTGTCTCAAATATCAAATTCATTAGAAAAATTAAAAGATGAAGGTGGTTTATATAAAGATGGCTTTAAAGAAACAGTAACTTTACAAATAGATAATTCTACTTTTTTATCTAAGCTAGGACCTTTTGGAAAACTTATAGATTCATTTTTGATACAAGGCCCCGCAAATAAAAATTTTGTAGACACCTTTGGTAAACAAAAATATCCTAATGATATTACTGTTATTGAAAATAAAGATGGCACTATTACTGCTACATTTAATCAAAAAGGTAAACAAATTGCTGATGAACTTATGACTAAGGAATCTTTATCAGGTAATTTAGCTAGTACACAAAAAACAAAAAATGGCAATATTATAATTGCACCTAATGGTCAACCTGAAATAGTAGGTCCTATAAGAGTAGGTTCTTTTGGTACTACAGATTTTTATCAAAAAGATAAAGACGCTAAAGGTAAAGATATTCCTTTTACAAAAGGTCAAATAAAAGCACAACAGCAACAACAAGAACAAAGAAGAGAACAAGCAAAAAGATTAAAAAAACAACAAGAACAACAAAAAGACAAAGGTAAAAATTACAATATGCCTAGTGGTGCTAGTAATCAATATAAAAAAGGAACAGGCGGTGGAGCACCGGGATATTCAAAACCAAAATCAACAGCTAGTAAATTACAATCAAAATTTAAAAATATAAGAGGAAAATAATATGGAAGAAGAAATGAGACAAGGTATGATGGGAGCAGATGTTGATACATCTCCTGCTGCTGCTCAACCTATGGAACTAACTGTATCAGCTAGAGAAGTTTCAAACAATTTACAAAATCTAGAAGAGCAAGAAAAAATGTTAATTACACAATTAAACGTACCACAGTTTAGAGATTTTATGTCCAAAGTATTTGGACCTGAGTTTGGTATGGTAATGCAAGAAGCTATACCTGAACCACAACCACAAGTTTCACCGCAAGGAGAAAGCCCTGCACCTACGCAAGGTCAGGGAATGATGACGCAGCCACCCTCTCAATAGAGGCCCTGCATATGGGGGCGACCTGAATCCAACAGCACCCCGAAGG